AAAATGGCTGACCTCGGTCGAAGAATTTGCACTCCAACAAGCCCTTGATGGTACCGAGTGGCCAGGGCTTAAAGTGGTAGCCGGCCGTTCTGTCCGTAAAATCACGGATGTGGAACGCGCAGCAGAACTCCTCACAAGCGGCGGCTATACCGATATATACAAACCGCAGGAGCTCAAGACGCTTACCGCTCTGGAGAAGCTGGTTGGCAAGAAGAAGCTTGCAGATATTCTCGCCGATGTTATCGATAAACCCGCGGGCAAGCCTACGCTGGTGCCCGAATCCGACAAGCGGCCGCCAATGGAAATTGAAGCCGCTGCCGCCAAAGATTTTGATGATAGCCTGCTCTAAGCAGATATCGCATATATAAAATTTTTTTCTACACGAAAAGGAGAAATGCTTTATGAAATTCACTACTGGTCTCGTTCGTCTTTCTTTTGCCCACATCTTCCAGCCTGCGCCTGACCTTAACGGCAACGATAAGTACAGCGCGTCCCTCATTATCCCGAAGAAGAGCCAGACAGCAACCCGCCTCAAGAAAGCTATCGAGGATATGCTTGCCGATCCTGAAATTAAGAAGAACCTGGGCAAGGGTAATATCCGCAACCCTCTGCGTGATGGTGACGAAAAAGATGATGAAGCTTATGCTGACAGCTATTTTATCAACGCGAAGAGCAACCCGGACCACAAGCCCAAGGTGCTCGATAAGGACCGCCAGGAAGTGGTAGACCCCGGCGAAGTGTACAGCGGCTGCTATGTGCAGGCTGTAGTCAGCCTCTATCCCTATAACAAGGGCGTCAACAAAGGCATCGGTGTTTCCCTGCTGGCGATCCGCAAGATTAAGGACGGCAAGGCGTTCACCGGTTCGGTGGTTTCGGATACCGATTTTGACGATAGCCTTCTCGAAGGTGACGGCCTCGATGACCTGATGTAATGGAGGCGTCTGTGCATGCACGTACTCACTATTGATATCGAGACATATAGCACAGCGGACATAAAGTGTGGCGTCCATAAATATGTGGACGCCGATACTTTTGAAATACTGCTTTTTGCTTATGCCTTCGATGATGAACCTGTTGACGTGGTTGACCTCAAGAGCGGTCGAGAGATTCCGGATTTCGTGAAGCAAGCGCTCTATGACCCAATGGTTATCAAGACAGCATACAATGCAGCGTTTGAAATTACCTGCCTGCGCAAGTATTTCCCGGACATGCCTATCCATCAATGGGAATGCGATATGATTCTTGGCTGTTACAATGGCTACCCGCCCGGACTTGCCGCTGTTGGTATGGCTCTGGGACTACCGGAAGAACAGTTAAAGGACCCTAAAGGCAAAGCGCTTATCCGGTATTTCTGCCTTCCCTGCAAGCCCACCAAAACAAACGGCGGGCGGACGCGGAACCTGCCCGAACATGCGCCTGATAAATGGGCGCAGTTTATCGAGTACAACCGCCAGGACGTGGCAACCGAAAGATTTATCCGCAATAAGCTCCTGTCAGACGGCTCCCGCCCGAGTAGTGAAGAACACGACTTATGGCTGGTCGACAGGGCCATCAATGACAGGGGCGTGGGAATTGATATGGACCTTGTGCGAAACGCGCTTAAGATAAGCGACGAGCACACGGGGGCGCTGGAAGCAGAGGCCCGCCGTATCACAGGCCTTGAGAATCCCAACAGTACTGCGCAGCTTCGGCAGTGGCTCCATTTTAACGGGGTCGAAACGCGGAGCATCGATAAGGCGGCGATAGCAAAACTCCTTGACTCAGATATCCATCCGACCATCAAGAAGGTATTGCGTATCCGCCAGGAGCTTGGCAAGTCCTCCATTAAAAAGTACGAGGCGATGGCCAACACCGTCTGCAAAGATGGGCGGGCGCACGACCTCTTCCAGTTCTATGGGGCTGCGCGTACAGGGCGATGGGCTGGCCGTAACATCCAGTTGCAGAACCTTCCGCGCAACTACATCGACGACCTCGACGAAGCTCGGGAAACGGTCAAGGATGGCGACCTCGACTTTATGGCCTGCCTCTATGATGATGTGCCCGACACGCTTTCCCAGCTTATCCGTACCGCGCTGGTACCCGCCAAGGGAAACCGCTTCATTGTCGCTGACTTCTCCGCCATCGAGGCGAGAGTCATTGCCTGGGTGGCTGGCGAGAAGTGGCGGCAGGAAGCCTTTGCCGCAGGCGAGGATATCTACTGCGCGTCGGCGTCGCAGATGTTCGGCGTGCCTGTCGTCAAACACGGCATTAACGGCGACCTCCGCCAGAAGGGGAAAATCGCCGAGCTTGCGCTCGGCTATGGCGGCGGTATCGGGGCGTTAAAAGCTATGGGCGGCGACAAGCTGGGGCTGTCGGATCCGGAACTGCAGGATATCGTTGACAAGTGGCGGCAGGCCTCGCCATCAATACCAGCTTTGTGGTCAACCATGCAGTCGGCGGCGTTCCGCTGCATCCGTTCAAAGTATACGGACGCGCAGTACGCCGTAGCCAGGGGCGTATGGTTTAGCAAAACACCTGGCGGAAACCTAGTATTGCATTTGCCCAGCAGGCGCACACTCACCTATGTGGGCGCCCATATCGGCCAGAACCGGTTTGGTAATGAATCCATTATCTATAAGGGCCTCGGCATGCTGACGCATAAATGGGAGGATCTTGAGACTTATGGGGGCAAGCTGGTCGAGAACCTTATTCAGGCCATCGCCCGTGATTGTCTGGGCGCGGCAATGATGAGGCTGGAGGCGGCAGGTTATAAGATTGTGGCGCACATCCACGATGAAGTGGTTATCGACGTGCCGGAGGACTTCGGCTCATACGATGAAGTTATCGAGATTATGACGAAGAATGAGCCGTGGAACAGTGGACTTTTGATGAATGCTGATGGATTCGTATCTCACTACTATAAGAAGGACTAAGGTATGGATGAAAACAAGGAACTGCGCCACTATGCGGTCGCCGTAGCGAATACCCGTACAGCTAAGCGGTGGCGCAATATAGAAATGACCTGGCAGGAACTGCTTGAAAGGCTCAAGGCTCCAACCCGGACAGGTGAGACGGTGGCCGAGTACAAGGCCATGACGCCAGCCGAGAAGGGCAAGCGCAAGGACAAGGGCGGCTTTGTCGGTGGTTATCTGGAGGACGGCATACGGAAACGCGGGCGGGTTAAATACCGCTCGCTCCTATGCCTCGATGCCGATAACATACCGAAACCCGAGACCGTGGAGCCCGGAGGCGTACGCAGTTTCCCAGCTGCGGTGCGATTGTGGGCAACAGCGCACGGGGATACGGCGGTGGCAACCTACTCCACACACTCCCACACGCCCCAAAGCCCACGCTTTCGTATTGTTATCCCGTTGTCCCGCAAAGTAAGCGAGGCGGAATATGAACCGCTGGCCCGCGAGGTCGCAAAGGAAATCGGGATTGAGATGTTCGACCCGACGACCTATGAGGCAACGCGCCTCATGTACTGGCCGAGCGCTCCGGATGATGGGGAATACGTCATCGACACAGCCGGCGGTAACCCGCTGGACGTTGAGACGGTGCTGGCTAAATACGAGAACTGGCGGGATGCTACGGCGTGGCCTATCGCCAAAAACGAGACGGCCGCCCACATGCGCACCGCAAAGAAACTCGGGGACCCAAGAGAAAAGCCCGGTATCATCGGCCTCTTTTGTCGGGCGTATGATATCGAGGGTGCGATTGAAAAGTTTTTGCCTGGCGTCTACACGAAGTGCGACGGTATGGAAAACCGCTACACCTACGCGCAAGGCACGACGGCGGCGGGCTTCATCGTCTACGACGAGGGTCAGCACGCATACTCTCACCATGGTACCGACCCGATAAGCGGGCAGGATGTAAACAGCTTTGACCTTGTTCGCTTAAACAAGTTTGGGGCGCTCGATGAAAAAGCCAACGCGGATACGCCGGTGAACAAACTGCCGTCATTTACCGCAATGGCCGACTTTGCGCGGGCGGACAGTGAGGTCAAGAAACTGCAGAACGCAGCCCTTAAAGACGCTTTCCGCGATGACCTTCTGGAGGAGGACGGGCAGGAAGCAGATCTTGACTGGCTAGAGCACCTGCACCGCGCGAAGTCAGGTAAGATTGTGGCCGAGGCGTTTAACTTCCAGCTGATACTGGAGAACGACCCAAGGCTAAAGGGAATGACCGGCTATGACCAGTTTGCAGGGCGTATCGCAGTGCTTAGAGATTTACCCTGGCGGAAGAAAAAGCCCGGCAATGATGTGTGGGTTGACGCTGACGACGCCCAGCTCCGCAGTTATATCAGTATCACATACGAGGGGCTGCAGGGTTCGGGGTTGATATCCGACGCCTTCACGGGCGCCACGATGAAAAACGCTTTCCACCCAGTACTCGACTGGCTGGCCACGCTCAAATGGGATGGCAAGCCAAGGGCGCGCAAGGTACTCATTAAGTATCTGGGCGCCAAGGATACGCCGTACACCGAAGAGGTTACGGAAAAATTCCTCAAGGCCGCGGTGGCAAGAGTGAAGCGTCCCGGCTGTAAATTTGACTTCTGCCTGGTGCTGGTCGGCCCGCAGGGCATCGGTAAATCTACGGTACTCTCAAGGCTCGGCGGTCAATGGTTCAACGATACGATTGACAGCATTAAGGGCAAGGACGCCATGGAGCAGTTGCTTGGCTCGTGGATTATCGAGATGGGCGAAATGCAGGCCGCCACCCGCGCCGAGAATGACGCGCTGAAAGCCTACATCTCACGACAGAACGATAAGTTCCGCCCGGCTTATGGCCGTCGAACCGAAGAACATCCGCGCCAGTGTGTGTTCGCCGCAACGACCAATGAGCGTATCTTCCTAAAAGACCGCACGGGCGGGCGGCGTTTCTGGCCGGTCACCTGCGAGGGCGGGGCGCCTGATGTGTTCCTGGAGTTCACGAAGGAAGAGGCCGCGCAGGTATGGGCGGAAGTTGTCGAGCTCTACAAAAAGGATAAGTCGCTGATGCTGTCCCGCGAGGCGCTGGTCAAGGCCAAGGAATTGCAGGAGCAGCACACCGAGGGCGCCGAAAAGCTCGGGCTTATCCAGAACTACCTTGACACTCTGCTGCCGGAGGATTGGGACGACTGGACTCTGGACGAACGAAGGCTCTATCTCAATGGCAATATGGAGGGAGCGCCCAAGGGCGTGCAGGTTCGGAAGCGCGTGTGTGCTATGGAAATCTGGTGTGAGTGCCTGGAGAATTCAGCCAAGAATCTTAAGAACATCGACGCGCGGGAACTCAATACCATTATGCAGAGAATGCTGGGATGGCATTCCTACGAACGTGCTCGGGGTTGCCAGCGTTTCAAACTATATGGTATCCAGAGAGCGTACGTCAGGGACGAACACGATTTTGTAGGTGATGGCCTCGATGATTTGATATAAAAGCTGTTGTCGATTTTGTTGTCGCAAAAATAATCGACAACAAAAAATAGATGAGTCTATCAATTATGTTGTCGATTTTTGTTGTCGATTACGAGAATTGACAACAAAATCGACAACACGCAGAAGCCAAGTATATCAAGGCTTGAAGGTTGTTTGTTGTCATTGTTGTCGATTTTTATAAAAAATGAAAGTAAATGAAATTAGGGCGTATACGCGCGAGGAATACAGCCTAACGCCCCTAATTTACCTCCCCTGTACGAACAGGGTGAAAATCGACAACATCAACAACAAAAGCAAAAATAACAGGTAAGTTTAGCAGGTAAAGGAAGGCGGGGAGTGTACACACATGGCGGACAAACTTGAAAAGGAAATTGAGGCAAGTCTTAAAAAGAACTTGGAAAGTGTAAACTGTATGTTTTTGAAATTCGTAAGCCCCGGAAATGCCGGTGTGCCAGATAGGATTATCATTACACCTAACGGGCATGTGGTATTTGTGGAGCTTAAAAAGGAGGGCGAAAAGCCCAGGGCGCTGCAAGAAGTTTGGGGCAAGAAGCTGAGGCGAGCAGGATGTAAATATCTGGTGGTTGACTCAGGCGAGTCGGCGGCAAGGTGTGTCGACTATTGCCAGAATCTTAGCAGTGGGATTTATGATTGATGTGCTGGCGCAGAAAAGGAGGCAGGGCTAATGAAGTTCGTACCGCATGACTATCAGCGCGAAGCGATAAAACGTGTGGAGGAAAACAACCATTACGGCCTCTTTTTGGATATGGGCCTTGGCAAAACTATCATCACGCTGACCGCGTTGCAGGATCTTGTCGACCGGGCAGAGGTTACGCGGGCATTGATTATCGCGCCGAAGTCCGTAGCTGAATCCACCTGGCAGGACGAGGCAGGCAAGTGGGAGCATCTGGACCTTACTTTTTCGACGGTACTGGGTAGCGCCCGCCAGCGGGTTGCTGCCTTGGCGCGCAATGCTGACGCCTATGTGATTAACCGCGAGAATGTGGTGTGGCTTTGTGAGTATTACAAATACAAACTGCCGTTTGACATGCTGATTGTGGATGAGTCATCGAGCTTTAAGAGTCCGAGCGCCAAGCGCTTTAAGGCCCTTAAGAAATGCCGTACCTGCTTTTCGCGGATAGTTATTCTGACCGGTACGCCAGCACCCAATACGCTTATGGATTTGTGGGCGCAGGTTTACCTGCTGGACGGCGGCTTGGCGCTGGGCCGAACAATAACGGCCTACCGGCAGATGTATTTCCGGCCTGATAAATGCAACGGCCCGATAGTCTACAGTTACCGGCTAGCTGGTCCCGAGGCAGAAAAGCAGATATACGCACGCCTTGAACCCGTTTGCATGAGCCTTAAGGCAGCGGATTATCTGAAACTGCCGCCGAGGATTGACCGCACTATTAGCGTCGAGCTATCAGCAAAAGCGCTTAGGACTTATCAGCAGATGGAAAAGGACCTGGTGCTTGAGATGGCCGATGAAGAAATCACTGCCACAAGTGCTGCGGCCCTTTCTGGAAAACTTCTGCAGATGGCAAACGGCAGAGTCTACAGCGACGATAAAGGTGTTATCGATATTCACGACGCAAAAGCGCAGGCGCTTTCGGAAATTGTGGAGGCGTCGTGCAGTCCGGTGCTTGTTTTTTATAACTTCAAGCACGACCTTGACCGCCTGCAAAACCTTTTTCCTGATGCTGTAGTGCTGAAAGGCGCAGAGGAAATGAGAGACTGGAACAATGGGAAAATATCTATACTTTTGGCCCATCCTGCGAGTACGGCCTACGGCCTTAACTTGCAGGCAGGCGGGCACGTCATCGTCTGGTACGGACTTAACTGGTCGCTGGAATTATACCAGCAGGCCAACGCCAGACTGTACCGCCAGGGCCAGGATAAACCGGTGATTATCCACCACCTGGTAGCGAAGAAAACCATAGACGAACAAGTGATGCGGGCGCTGGCTGCCAAAGAGGCGGGACAGGATGCCCTGCTGGAAGCTGTCAAGGCACGAATCAGAGAGTATGGAGGAAAGTAAAATGCACTTGAAAGTATGTAAGCCCGAAGAAACCATGGAAAAACAGTTAGAGCATTGCGGCCGTGAGATGGAGGAGCTGGTGCAGGCGCTGGCTTTGTACCGCAACAATCCGGACATGAAGCATCGCGCCGAAGTGATGTTTGAGGCTATGGACACAATAACCTGCCTTTGGACGTTTGTCGCGATGGAGTTCAGCAAGGCTGAGATTGAAGCGGGGATTGAGTTTGTCAATAATAAAAATTATGTGCGGCATTATCTGCTGGAGCAGGGGGAGGATGACTGATTATGAGCTTTGCCAAGAAAATGGCCCGCAAGCGTGATTTGGCTATGCGGGGCAATGAACACAAGGCGCACAGAATCGTTAATCGGGCAGAGCATGATGTAAAAATGGCCTATCGGTATCAAATGGCCACAGATATGTTCGTGCGTAAAACGGCCCTGCGGAACCTCAGCGCGGTTTTCCTTTTCGCAATGCACCAGTACGAAGGGTTCGGGCGTTCCCGTCTGGAGCGCCTGCGGGATAAGATGCAGAACATTTTCGAGTGTATCATAGGCAAATACGTCACGCTTTCCGAGATTGCTGATTATCTGAAAAACGACGTCGGCCTTGACTGCGGGCTTATGACAGACAACCCGAAGGCCACGCACCACCGCAAGATTGAATTTAAGGCGGTGCAGCAGATGAGCGCGGCCTTCCTTATGGCCATGCTGGATGAATTTGGCTATAAGAAAAAGCGGCTGGGGAAGGCCTACGGATATTGTGCGGCCCTGAGTGATGAAATCGGGGACAAGAAAATTACTTACGACGAAATCAATGAGCAGATGGTTAAGATCATGAGCAAGAAGGTGGCGGCATGATTGCCTTTATTGCGGGAATGTTCTTCGGCAGTATCGGCGCCAGCATTACTTTATTATTCTTCATGGGCGCCAAGATGAACGACAGGTGTTATGAGTGTACGAGGGGGCGGCAGATTGATAAAGATTGATAAGCAGCACCATAAGATTGTTCGGACATCCCCGACGTGGGGAGTCTGGGCGTATACCTACCATGAGCGTCATCGGCAGGAGCGCAAGGCAAGGCAGATAATGAAAGGGCAGAGGCATGATTAAGCGTTTTTTGTGGAGAGTTCAACCTATGAGGCATATTGCGAAAAGGGAACAGCGACACCGGGAAATGCAGCGGCGCGAGGATGCGTTTCGAAAGTTTTTGGAAGCTGAGAAAAAGAAGTTGGCGGAAAGAAAGAAGGGCTGACTATGGTTAACGCATTAGGCCGTGTGTTAACGGCAGGAACCCCAGTAAGGAACCTAAAGAATGGGAGCCGCGAAAGTATGGTTTTCGAGTGTCATTCCCGGCAGGCAACGCCAGAGGAACTGGAGCGCTATTTTGGGGCCGACTCCAAAAAAGATGAGCCAGTAAAGCCGGCTAGCGAACCACTAAAGACGAAAACCATCTCCAAGGACGAATTGCTTGAACGTCTGCATCCAACACCCAAGGAACCAGAACCGAAGAAACCCGAACCCGAGCCCGAACCAGATGAATCGGAGCCGCTAGTTCTTGACGGCATTGTGGCAGCCGCCCGCAAGGTTGACGAAAGGAAGTATAAATCTATGAAGGCTGCGGTTATAGCTATCGGCCTTGCGAACGGATGGGAATAAGGAGGCAGATTGAATGAGCGGAATTGCGAAGGTAAAAAGAGATGGTCGCTTTTTGATTGCCGGTTCAGCTGGATCGGCGGTGATTGATTACCACGAGGGTGAGCTATGGCGATTCCATCCTTCTCCCGGCGGTGCGAATATGCTGTGTTTGGAATTCGGGGAGGATATCCATATGGAAGTGACGGTGCAGAAATTCTATGCTGTTTTCGATGTGATTAAGAGGGGGCAGGCATGACAGATGATTGATTTGTTTTTCGCGTTTGGTTTTGGCGTTATTGTCGGCGGCTTAGGCGTTTGCATTTGGGAGATGGAAAGAACAAAAAAATACTGGCGCAAAGCAACTTTAGGTATGACTGATTTTGATATTGAGTGCATAAATAGAGAATACGCGAAAAGGAAAGGAAAATGATTGAGCTGAAAGAACGTAGGGGGCGTGGTGAAGATGACGTTTAAGGTCGGTGATAAAGCAAAAGTCGTTGATAAGGAATCGCTTTTATACAACAAAACAGTAGAACTGATAGAAGTAAACGACGAGGCATATATTTTTAACTGTGAAAACCCAAAATTCAAATTGTTGGTTCATAAAAATGCAATCCAGAGGACTATTGAGTGGGAATCTAGCCCAGATAGGGGAGAGAAGAACCTGTCGATGAAGATTGATAAAATCGACAATGTAAATCATCCAAAGCATTACCAGACGCCGGGCGGTATTGAGTGTATCGACATGATCAGTAGCACGCTGGGGGAAGAAGGGTTCTCCAATTATTGCCAGGGCAATATCATCAAGTATGTGGTGAGATACCGCCAGAAAGGAGGGATTGAAAGCCTGCAGAAGGCGAGGTGGTATCTGGATACTCTTATTCGATTGCGTGAAGAAATTCGAAAGAGAGAAACGGAGGAAGCCTAGTGGAGATAAAAGACGTAATGGGTCGCGTAGAGAAGATGCTTAGGCGCTGGCCCGATATCGAGGATGCAGTAAAAGAAGCCAAAACATCACACGGCGGCCACAGTGGTGGGGCAGGGCACAGCAGGATATCAGACCCGACAGCCTGTACAGCTATTCGGCGAGTCGAAGAGTTGCGCAAGATACGTCTCTCCAACGGCTATGAGGTTATCTATCCGGAGCGCTGGCTCAAGTCATTTACTACTGCCATGCGCCAGGGCGATTCCCTTGTCCGGCGTGTGATGATTAGGCGGTATAAGCTAGGGGAAAGTTATATCAAAACTGCGGTAGATTTGTCTATTTCTGAGCGAACTTACTACAGTTTGGTAGAGGACACAAAAACCCGCGTGGCCTTGGTAGCCGTGCAGTTAGGGCTAATCAAGGTGCTGCATGAGAAAAAAAATTGCGGCTAAAAAATTTGCAGCAAATTTTTCCCGAAAAATGGGGTATAATAGTTATAGTGAGTTGGTGTAAAACACACATGCAACACCTCTCAAAGCCTCGGCAAACACCGGGGCTTTTTTGATGGGAAATTCCAGAACGCCCCACCTGCGCAAGAGGATTTGCGTCAACCCGTCCTTTGATTACTGCCTGGACGCTAAGGCGAGGGCTGATGTTAGGCCAGCGAGCCAAAACCTCCGGCTTGCTGGCTGAAATTTGTATATAAAACTCCAAAGAGAGGAGGCCAAAAAAAAATGGAAACGAAAAAGACTACGACAAAGAAAACCACAGCGAAAAAAACTACAGCGAAAAAGACCACGACGAAAAAGACTGCAGCGAAAAAGCCTGCCGCCCCAAAGGCGGAGCCCGCGCCGGTAAAGTTCAAGACTTATCGGTTCATCAAGAACGAGAACAAAAATAAGTTCCTGAACTGCTACGCTGTATGCGGGCAAATAGCCAAGGCCTCCAGGGCAGCGGGAATAAATCAGTTTACCCATTATTACTGGATGGAGGATCCCGAGTATGTGAAGGCTTTTGAGAAGGCCAAGGAAGTGGCGGCGGACTATCTGGAGGAAGTAGCTATCGCGCGGGCAACGTCCGGGCGCAAGCCCTCTGACCGTCTGCTCGAATTCCTGCTAAAAGCCGCCCGCCCCGAGAAGTACAAGGAGCGGACAGAAACCAACATAACCGGCCTTGGCCCTGCTGAATTCAGATGGGAAGGAGGCGGTGAGAGTGAGGCAGATAACGATTCCGTACCGCCCGCGAAAGATATGGGCGCAGACGATACATCCGGCACTTGAGTCTCACCGCTTTAGCGTGTTGGTCGCACACCGCCGCTTCGGTAAGACCGTCGGCATGGTGAACCACCTAATCAAGATGGCTATCCTAAACAAGCGGCCCGCCCCGCGTTATGCGTATGTGGCGCCTTTTCGTAACCAGGCAAAGCAAATAGCCTGGTCGTACCTTAAGCATTATGCTGGTGTAATACCTGATGTGAAGATAAACGAGTCTGAGCTGTTCATCCAGCTGCCAACCAAGCACGAAGGATTTGAGGGCGCCATGATTCAGATTATCGGCGCCGACCATCCGGACGCTTTGCGCGGTGGTTATTATGACGGCGTTATCCTGGACGAATACGCGCAGATAAAGTCCGAGCTCTGGGGCGAAATCATCCGCCCAGCGCTCGCTGACCGCAAGGGTTGGGCAGTATTCATTGGTACGCCTAAAGGGCAGAACGCCTTTTATGAGATGTACCTTAAGGCCCAGCGTGAGAAGTCTTGGTACTGCGGTATGTACCGCGCTGATGAGTCCGGCCTCTTTGATGAGGGCGGCGACTACGGCCCGCAGGAGCTCGCCGAGATGAAGCGCGATATGACCGAGGAGCAGGTAAGGCAGGAGCTTTACTGTGACTTCACCGCCAGCGCTTACAACGTGCTGATTAAGATAGACACTGTAGCCGAATCGGTCAAGCGGGCTTATCACGAATCCGATATCAAGGGCGCTCCGGTAGTCCTGGGCGTCGATGTGGCCCGCTTCGGTGATGACCGCTGTGTTATCTTTCGTAGGCAGGGCCTCGTAATGTTTGAGCCTGTGGTATTTCAGGGCATTGACAATATGAGCTTTGCCGCGCAGATTATGCGCATGATGGACCGCTACAATCCCGACGCCGTGTTTGTTGATGGCGGGCGGGGCGAGGGCGTCATTGACCGCTGCAGGCAGATGGGATATCGCGTGACAGAGGTCAACTTTGGCGGCAAGGCCGAGGAGCCGAACCGCTACATCAATAAGCGCACTGAGATGTGGGACAGAATGCGCGCCTGGCTCGACGAGGGCGGCTCGCTTCCTGATGTGCCCGCGCTCAAGACAGAGCTTGTAACACCTGAGTACAGCTTCGATACCGCGAACCGTATGAAGCTGGAACCCAAGGAACAGATAAAAGAAAAGCTGGGCAAGTCCCCGGATATCGCAGATGCGGCGGCGCTGACTTTCGCGTATAACGTCCGCCCGCGCGGTACGGTGCTTCCCAGTAAATGCAATGTAGATTATGACCCGTTTGCTTGAAAGGGGGTGAAGCTTATGTGTTCTGGTGGTGGCGGCGGTACGCAAGTTGTTTACCGCTACGTGACGCCTAAAGCGGATCCTGCCCCGACCGCGGTAACGTCCGCAGAGGTTGGTGCGGACGCTTCGGCAAAGAGAGAAGCCAACGACTTGGTGCGTAACAAGAAGGGCAGCGGCAGCACGCAGGTAGCGGTTGACCGTAATACACTTCTTGGCCAGTCATCTGGCAACGATGCGCAGATGCAGCAGAAGCGTGGCACTCTTGGCTGATGGAGGATAACATGGAAACAATAGCAGGGCAGGCGAGAGTACCGCCCACGGCAGTTATGCACTCCGAGCTTTCCGACTGGCCCGGAGGACAGAAGCCGAATAAAAAGGAATATCTGCGCAAGGTGCGCGAGCTTAAAGACAACCGCGTAAACTTCGAGAAGCGCTGGAAGGCCATCCGGGACTATGAGCTTCCCTTCCTGGGGAGTTTCCTCGATACGTCCGATGCAACGGACAATGCCCGCAGACGTGATGAGAAGATTTACGACGGTACGCCGTGGGAAGCAAACCAGGCTTTTGCGGCTGGGATAATGTCCGGACTCACGCCGCAGAACCGCCGGTGGTTCCGTCTTTCTTTTTCCGAAAGGGATTTGGGGGACAATACCGATGTGGCGCGCCTGCTGGACCAGCGTATGGATATCCTCAATGATGTACTCGATAAGTCGAATTTTTACAACGCTGTGCACGCGACATATCTGGAGCTTGCCTTCGGGCAGGCGGTACTGGGAATCTTCCCGGATCCGGTGCATGGCGTTCACTTCACGCCGTATACTATCGGCAGCTATTACTTGGCGGCGGGCGCTGACGGGAAGGTCAATACCTTCTGTTATGAGTGCCTGCTCACAACACGCCAGATAGCGGATAAGTTCGGCGAGGAAAAGCTTACGCACAACATGCGCGAAGAGCTGAAAAACGGTGCGGGCCTTAAGCGCAAGCATAAGGTTTACTGGTATGTGGAGGAAAACGCTCATGCGGACAGAAACCGATTAGGGCGGCAGTATCTCCCCTACATATCGTTGTACTGGCTCGATGAAGCGCAGGAGAATGAGTGGCTCTATGTGGGCGGCTGTTATGAATGGCCCGTACCCGTAGGCCGCTATCTTGTGCTGGCGAATGACCCATACGGCGCAGGCCCTGGGTGGTTCGCTGAGGGCGACAGTAAGCAATTACAGGTAATGAGTAAAGATATGCTCCGCATTATCGAGCTCATGGCCAAGCCCCCTATGCAGTCCGATGAAGAGACTGCCAAAAATGGTATCAACCTTGCGCCGGGTTCCAATACGGTACGCGGCAAAGGTGATCAAACCGGTGTGACGCCGCTCTTCCAGTTCGCTGGCGACCTTGACCATCTGCGGATGGCGATTGCCGAGACGGAGGAGCGTGTGAAGCGGGCTTATAGCGCGGACTTGTTCCGTATGCTGGATATGCAGGATAAATCCATGACCGCCCGCGAGGTTATGGAGCGCACGAACGAGAAGATGCAGCAGCTGGGCCCTGTTGTCCAGCGCATGCAGTTCGAGTTCCTGTCGAATATTATCGAGCGTGTGTATAATATCCTGGATCGCGCGGGCGTTTTCCCGCAGCCGGATAATCCCGACCTTGCACAAACTCTTGCCCAGCAGGAAATAAGGATTGAGTATATCAGTCCTTTGGCGCAGGCGCAGAAGATGTCGGGGCTCGTTAACATCGAGCAGGGCTTGGCATTTGTGGCTAATGTGGCGCAGATGTCCCCTGACGTACTCGATAAGATTGACTATTCTGAGGCGGTCAGCCGGTATCTTGATATGGTCGGCGCCCCAGCGTCCATCAAACGTTCGGATGATGACTTCAAAAAGATACAGGCCCAGAAGCAGGCGGCGCAACAACAGCAACAGCAAACTGCGCAGGCTATGCAGATGGCGCAGGCGGCAGCTCCTGCCGCCCAAGCCGCGAAGGCAGCAACAGATGCCGCGCAGAATGGAAACCCAGCCCTCCGTCAGCTCCTTGGCTTTGACGAGGCAGGGCTTGGCATGAGGTCAGGCGTATGACTGACAAAACACAAAGCCGCATAGAGGCGGAGAGAATGGACAAAGAGTCTATGCGCTATCTGCTGGACAGTCCGCTCGGGCGGTGGTTCCTCTGCCGCCTGCTCAGCGCATCCGGGCTTTATCCCGGTACTGAGTATGTCAGCAACAAAGCAGACAATCTGCTGATAAACCAGGGCCGTATCGAGCTCGGCCGGTTTATCCAGCGTATGGTTATCGAGTCGAATCCTACTGGCATGCAGACACTGCTGCAGATGGAATCCGAATACGATACCAAGCTAAGAGAGTTTATGCAACTAGATAAGGAGCAAGACTATGGATACTGATAACAATATCCCTGCAGACGCACAGGAGCCTGCAGAGGGCGCGGCACAGACTGCGCCAGAAACCAGCACACCGCCCGCGGACGCACAGGAGCCTGCGGGAGACGCGCCAGCACACCAGGCGGGTACTTTATTAGGCGGTGGCAATGACCCTGCTCAGCAGGGCGCACAGGACGCACAGCAGGGCGCTGGCGTTCCCGAGTCCTACGACTTCCACAGTGTGATGCCGGAGGGCGCACAGTACGACCAGGCGCTTGCTGATTCCTTTGCCGGTGTGGCGAAGGACGCAGGCCTGTCACAGGCAAGTGCCTCCAAGATTGCCGCTTATGGCATGCCCCTTATGCAGAAGGTCGCGCAGCAGGCCACCGAAGCCGCCGCGCAGGCCTATGAGCAGAAGGTCACGGGGTGGGCGGACAGTGCCAAACAGGCGCTGGGCGCTGACTTTGATAAGACCATGAGCAGGGCGGGTACCGGCATTGAGGCGCTGGAAAAGCGTGTGCCGGGGCTTCGTCAGGCGCTTAACGAATCCGGCGCGGGTAATCAGCTTGCGCTGGTGCAGGCATTCGCGCTGATTGGCGACCTCGTGGGCGAAGATGTGGGCAAGCTCTCGGGCGGTACGACGCCGGGAGCAGGTAATATCTATCCCAAAACCAATTTCAACGATTATTAAGGAGTGAAAAAACATGTCAGTACTTGGCACGCAGGCTATGACGCTTGCAGATTACAAGAGCCGCATGAACCCGGACGGTTCCGTGGACTTCATCATCGAAGCGCTCATGCAGGCAAATCCGATTATTAACCACATCAAGTGGTTGCAGGGCAACCTGCCGACGGGTAACAAAACTACCCTCCGCACTTCCATTCCGACTCCGAGCATTCGCCGTATCAATCGCGGTGTTGCCGCTCAGAAGTCGACGACCAAGCAGATTCAGGACACCTGCATGATGCTCGAGGACCGCAGTACGGTCGACGTTAAACTGCTTGCATTGCAGGCCGACAAGGAAGGTTTCCGCCGCAGTGAGGACGCTGCTTTCGTCCAGGGCTTTGCGAACCTTATCGCAGATACCCTGTTCTACGGCGATACGTCCGTGAACCCGGACACCTTCAATGGCCTGTCTGTCCGCTATGACACGGTGGGCGGCGACAAGCATACGGCAGGCCACCAGGTAATCTCCGGTGGTACGGCAGGCACGAACACGAACACCTCCGCCTTCATCGTAGGCTGGGGCACGAAGTCTGTTGCCGGTATCTACCCGAAGAATACGCAGATGGGCCTCAAGCAGCAGGACCTCGGCGAGCAGGACGCTTTTGACGCTAACGGCAATCCGTACCGTGCGCTGACTACGCTGTTCGACTGGGATGCAGGTCTCGCGGTTATGGATATTGAGTCTTGCGCTCTTGTCCGTAACATCGACGTAACGAACCTGCCGACGACCCAGAGCGGGCAGAAGGCTCTTATCGACAAGTTCATTGTCGCCAAGAACCGTATCCGCAACCTGCAGAACCGCGACAAGGACGTGCATATGTACGTCAGCCCGACGCTGTACGATTGGTTCGAACAGTATCTCACCGACAAAAACAACGTGCATATCACGCGTCAGGAAGTCATGGGCGCGTTCCCGCAGTTGTACTTCGCCGGTATTCCGGTCGATAAGTCCGACTCTATCCTCGAGACTGAGCCGGCTTTCAGCTAATCGAGGAAGGAGGAAGCAAATATGATTTTCGATCAGCAGAATATGTTTTTTGACGCTAAGGCGCTTTCCGCCTCAACGATTACCAGCGATGTGGTAAAGTGCCCGGCGGAAGCTTCGGACCCGCTTACGCTGGTACTCCAGAAGGTAGGAGCTACGGCTCCCTCTGACGGCACCCTGTCGTCCATCGTGCTGCAGACTGCAAGCGATGCCGCGTTCACGACTCCGGTCGTACTCGGTACCTATACCCAGCAGAACCTGCGCACCAAGATTCCGCGTGGCGGCCTCGGCTATTTGCGCCTGGTAGTCACGTCCACTCATACGAACGGCACGGTTACGGCCGGTCTCGTAATGGATGATAACGTAGAGTAATTCACGGCAGGAACCGCCCGCAGCCCCCGCAGGCGGTTCCTGCTCTTTGCGCAGCGCGCAGGTAGTTCCTTTCCGGTGCGTTGCGCAAAGAGAGGTGAGAGAAAATGACAATCACAGATATTTGTAATATGGCCCTGTCCTATATCTCCAAGGGGTCTATCCTTTCCCTGGACGATGGCTCGGAGGAGGCGACGCAGTGCAAGATTCATTATGACTCCTGCCGTAGTCTCATGCTAAGGACGTACACCTGGGGCTTTGCCCGCCGCGTCGTGAAGCTGGCGGCGCTGGATGAGTCTCTGCCTGAATGGCGGTTCGTCTATGCGTACCCGGCTAAGTGCTGCGCTGTTCGCCTTATCTATAACGAGGACACGGCGGCAGATAAGTACACCGCTCAAAAGGCGCCCTGGGATGCGGTTATCGTGTCGGATAACACGCGGGCTATTGCCACCAACGTCGAGGAGGCGTGGGCGGAATACACGCGTGACGTAACGAATACGGATGTGTTTCCGCCGGAGTTTGTGCAGGCGCTGGCGCATTTCCTTGCGTCGCAGATTGCGCTCCCGCTCACGGGTTCCGGTGCAATTATGGAAACGCAGTACCAGATGTTCCAGGCTTTCCTGTTGACCGCGAAGAAGCAGGATGCCCAGGAGCGCAACATGCCGCCCGATGAAAAGACGCCATACCAGATGGCCCGCTTTAGTTAAGAGGTGATACGATGGCTCAGCCTAATGAATTTTATGTAATACAGCCAGCGTTCACGGGCGGTGAGTTGTCCGATGACGTCGCCAGCCGTGTAGACCTGGAAAAGTATCAGCTGTCTTTGCTACAGGCAGAGAACGCAATTATTCGCCCGTACGGAGCTGTAAAGAAACGTACGGGCTTTATCTATCAGGGGGCCACAAAGTATCCGGACAAAAAAGCCCGCCTGGTATGCTTCAACTTCTCCACGTCCATCGCCTATATCATTGAGTTCGGCGATAGATACGCCCGCATTTGGCGTGATGGCGTCTATTTGGGCGTGGAAGTCGAGACGCCCTTTGAGTCGTCCGAGCTGAACAAACTGCGGTGCGTTCAGTCCGTAGACGTTATGTATATAACGAGCGGTACGCACCCGGTCAAGAAGCTGATCCGCTATGCCGAGGATAACTGGGTAATGGAGGACGTTGGCTGGACGCTGCCTGCGTTTGATGAACTCAACGACGACAAGACGAACCTTATCACGCCCTCCGGCGTTTCCGGCTCGATTACGCTGACCGCCACAAATGACACGTTCACCAGTGCCAATGTTGGCGACTGGATAAAGTTCGAGCAGATCGGCGGCGGTGAGTCTGTCAACCTTACGAGCGGTACGTCTGACGCTTTGGTCGTGGGCGACACTTGGAAGATTATTACGCATGGTACGTGGAAGGGCAATGTGGTCGTGCAGCGTTCCCCGGACTGGGGCGTAACGTGGGTACAGGAACGTAAGTACACCTCAAATGACGATTACAATCCAACCGAGTCCGGTGTGGTTAGCAAGTACTGTCTTATGCGTGTCATTGTCACGACCACATCTGGGACGTGCACCTGCGATTTCAGCTCCTACACATACACGCATATAGGACACGCCCAAATAACCGCTGTAACAGATGCTAAGCACGCCACCGCCACGGTGGTTAATCGCCTGGCTAACACGACCGCAACGGCCGACTGGTACTGGGGCGCGTGGTCGGAATCCTTCGGCTATCCTGTCTGCGCAGCATTCTTCCAGGACCGTCTTTGCTTTGCTGGATGCGCTAAGCGCCCCCAGCGTGTTTGGATGTCCCGAACTGGCGACTACGAGAATTTCGGCGTGGACAATACGGACGGCTCGGTAACAGACGACTCCGCTATCACGGCAGACCTCTTATCCCTGCGCGCCTATACCATAGGGCACATGATCACGACAAACGACCTTATCCTGCTGTCCGACGGCAACGAGTGGACCATCAGCGGGGCGCAGGTGGTGACGCCCTCCAACATTTCCCCGCTTAACCAGCTGTCTTATGGCGCCTCGGACACGACGCCTGTGCGGGTAGGCAACCGCATAGTATACTGCCAGAAGCGCGGCTCCATAGTCCGCGACATGGGGTATATTTATGAGTCGGACAGCTATGGCGGTTCAGACCTCACACTGCTGGCCAAGCACCTTATCACTGGTTATGATATCGGCGATTCTGCGTATGCGCAGGAGCCCGACAGCATGTTATTCTTTACCCGGTCAGACGGGACACTGCTGGCGCTCACTTACATCGTGGAGCAGAAGGTTTATGGCTGGGCGCACATGGTGACAGATGGCTACATCGAAAGCGTAGAGACCGCGCCGACAGGCAATAATGATATTGTCTATGCGGTCGTACGGCGTGAGATAAACGGCCAGACGGTCCGCTATATCGAATCACTGTCCATTACCCGCAGCGATTCGGATCAGCAGATGCACACCATGATGGACTGCGCAAAGCTGATAGAAAGCGACACGCCAATTACCACAGTAACGGGGCTTGACTACCTGGAAGGTAAAGAAGTCCAGGTCATGGGCGACGGGTACCTCTTCAACCCGATGACCGTAGAGAATGGGCAGGTAATATTGCCGCAGGCGGCCAAGAGCATTACGGTGGGCCTGCCATATACGATGATTGTGGAACAGCCGAATATTGAAGTGCAGATGCGCGACGGCACCGCACAGGGCCGAAAGAAAACAGTAGCTTACGCAATTCTTCGCCTGACTCAATCCTTTGGCGGGGAGATTGGCCCGGACGCAAACCATTTAAGCGCCATCCGCTACGATAGCCAGCGCATGGAGCTTGGGGAGGATGTGCTCTATACTGGCGATGTCAAGGCCACGCTGAAAAATGGTGGCTTTAATACGCGCGGGCGGGTTTACATCCGGCACGCGGTCCCGTATCCGTTCACGTTGTCCGCCATTATTCGGGTATGCACGTTTGGAGGTTGACATGGAGAACTACAATATCACAAGGTGCGGGCGAAATGAGGACAGTTTCATAAAGGCCTTTGTGGCTGATATCCGTCCGATAGACGCAGAAGAGGCGCGGGCTGTCAGTTCTAAGCCTATAGGAGATGTCATTGCCGCAGACTTAATGACGTCGCTGGAGGCTTACAAGGTGGAGACCTTAGACGGCCAACCGCTTGCTATATTCGGTATTGCTCATCCGGAAGGCCTCATGGACGGCGTACAGCTGATATGGTGCCTCGGAACGAATCTGCTGCAGGCAGAGTTCCGGAAGTCTTTTGTCAAGGTATCGCGCCAGATACTTGTGGCCTGGGCGAACCGGTACGGCACTATGATTAACGCGGTATTCCCCAAGAACCGCCATGCAGTGCGGTGGCTCAAGTGGCTGGGTGCGGAGTTTAGAAACAGCCAGCCAGTAGGGCTGAACGGCGAAGAATTTTCAACTTTTGTCCTCACGAAGGAGGGATTAAATAATGTGTAGCATAGTTGCAGGACTTACCGCCTTGGGCGGTATTTTCTCTTATCAGCAACAGCAGGCGGCCGCCGATGCACAAGCCGAGCAGATGAGGGCGCAGGCCGCAGCAGACGCAGAGGCTATGCGGGCGCAGGCCGCGGTGGCTGAACAGAATGCCCGCATGGAGAATAGAAAACAGGAAACCATTGCAAACGCTGCGGCGCAGGAGGCCAGCAAGCGCAAGAAGGCTTTCTTTGCGGCGCAGGGCACGCATGCCGCGCAGGCAGGCGCGTCGGGCATTGCGCTGACCGGTTCGCAGTTGGATATTAACGCTTCGGGCCTCGATGCCTATTACCAGGACCAGCTGAACCTTCTGAACTCGCAGAGGCAGAACGTGGACGCTTCGCGCTATGCCCAGGCGAACTATGAGACGGAGGCGACCAACAAGCGCATGAACGCTGACGCCACCATCGCGCGGGCGGATGCGGCCGCAGACAATATCCGGAGTAACGCCCGCATGGCGGGCATTGGCACGCTCTTAGGGACGGCGGCAAGTATCGCGGGTTCGTTTGGAGGCGGTGCAAGTTTCGGCTCGTCGGGCGGCAGTAGCGGGGCAAGCTCATATTCCATGCCGAATACAAACTTCTATACCGGTGTGAATTCGATTGACTGGAACCCCGCTCGGTATAACATTGCGGCCGGCTATAAGAGATCTGGTTTTGGATTTTAAGGAGGATTCAAAATGAAATTTACAACCTATGAATCCGCTGTAAATCCTACAGTTGGAAATACTCCCGCCCTTCGCGCCAACGGCACGGGGGGCGTTCGTGTAATCAATACTAATTCTACCGCAGGGCAGGGGCTTGGCGGCCTTGCTGCAGGTATCGGGCAGATGACCAAGGTCGCGCAGAAGATGCAGGACGACCAGGACACGGCCGATTATATGGCCGCCCGCGCGCAGGCCAGCCAGGCAGTGCTCGATGGCCTGTATGGCCCGGACGGTATGTTTTCCACCCGCATGGGCGTGAATGCCAAGGGACTTACCGCGGATACGGTGAAGCTCATTCGCGACAGCTATGCTGATATTGCCAAGGACAAGAATGGAAGGGTGCAGCGCCTGTTGTTTGGCTCGATGAATGACTCCATCGGGAACTACCAGCGTGTGGCCGCCAATAAGGAGCACGCTGAATATGAAAATGTGGCAAAGGCCAGCTATGAGTCAAGCATATCGAATAATATTACGATAGCCGCCCAGGACCCTGCCGATACAGAAACCATTGGCAGAACGCTTGCGGAGAACAGGGCGCTGGCTGTGGCGGAGTGCCGCCGCAAAGGTTTTGATGGTTCTGCCACCGAGGCAGAGCTTCGCAGAGTGACTTCTGCGGGCGTATCGGCCGTAGCGCAGGGCTTCATTCAGAATGGTGACACTACGGGGCTGGATACCTTCCTCGAATCGCACAAGAAAGAGATTGACCCCGGTGTATATTATCAGCTCCATGGCCAGGTCAAGAAACAGCAGGACAGCGACTTTATCATCACCCAAGGTAATAGCATCTATGAGCAGTGCAAGAATCCTGACGGCTCCATTGACGTCAACAAGATGAAGAGCTTGCTTACTGGCGTAACAAAGACGGTGCACCATACAGGCAGAGGCGGCTCGGATGGTTTGCTTTCTGGCTTCCAGAAGTGGGACGGAAAGACCATGGATAACGGGACTGTCGGCTGTGTGGAGGCCGTAACCAAAATTGGTGCTGACTTTAGTCCGTTCCTGAAAAGCGAATTGAATAATGGCGTTGTTGCGATTTATGAGACTACAGACGGCCAGACAAGCTCGGGCGGTTTGCTGGGGCACGCAAGAGAGCAGGGCATACCTGTCGTTCAGTTTAGCGAGGGGAATATGGCTCGCGGTGATGTGCTTGTTTGGGTAGACTACGGAAGAGATACAGGCCATGTGGTTATCGCTGATGGCAGTGGCGGGTACTACGGTAATAGCTCCAGCCGGAATAAAGTTGTCCATGACGATAACTATATGGACAGCTGGGGGCGTGCACCGGATTATATAATCAAGACTGGTCAGGAGGGTACAGCGTCGCTTCAAGGCGGTTATGATGAGCAGGTGCCTCTGTCCTTGCAGGAGCAGGCCCAGCTTGAAAACTATATACGCCATCGTGGCAGTCAGGGCGCTGCGGACTACAACGCCGCTCAGTCGAGGCTGACCAAGGATACACTGAATGCGGCGGTAACCTGTGGCGATTACGCGACGGCCTGCCTGTATATCGATAATACTTCCCTTGACCCTGCAACAAAGATAAGGCTGAAAAACGACGGCGCACTGAAAGCCAAGTTTGGTATTACCAGCAGCCGCGGAGGCGGCGGTGGTGGCGGCGGTAGCCGTGGGCGTAAAGTTGAAGGCGGAAGCTACGCGATGACCGAAACGCAGGAGAAGCAAGCTATATCGGCGGGTAAAAAGATTATCGCGCTGGGTGCCATGAACGGCGGCACCAAGAGTGCGGTATATACGTACCTTATGGACCAGGGCTATGAACAGGAAGATTTTGATAAGGTTTGGCCGAAATTGCAGTGGTATTACCACCAGGTGAGCGGTGACGACGCTCCGGAAGATTATGGCTACTTAAATGGTGATGGCGAGATTGAGGGTGAATAATAGATGATATATCATTCTGGCGAGAACCGCCCGCGTAAGTCTGTTGACGACTACATTATGCAGGGCAAGCTTAACCGGCAGGCTTGGGATGAAGAGGATGCCAAAGAGGAAGCTGAACAGGCGCAGCGTCAGGCTGAACGTGATGCCTATGATAATTCCTTTGTGGGTATGGTAGACAATACCGTACAGTGGGCGGAGGATAAAGCCAGCGGAGCCTTGGAGTGGATGCAGAGCCTAAGCAGGCCCGGCGCGACGGTTGACGATTATTATAAGCGCTCCCCGCAGGTCGTTCCCAGCGAGGGCTCCGTTGAGGCGCTTAATGTGGCGGCTGAGGTCGTCGGCGATGTGGCTGGTTCTATCAGCAATGCGGTTGATTCTTACCGCGCTCTTATCGCGCAGGGTGATGAACTGCGGAAGGCTTTTAGCCCGAGTAATGTACAGCAGGCGCTGGACTCCGGGGACTTCTCGGGTCTTGACCAGGCGGTTAGCGATATCCAGGACAGCGCGAACGATTTCGGTAACAGTGTTAACCAGGTGGGCGCCAGCTTCATCAAAGCGCCCCTGCGCGAATTTGTCAGCGCTTATGGCGACGATGATGGCGCCTTGGGGGATATGGCAAAGAGTGCAAAGCGCAGCGACGCATATATAAACTATGTGTCCACGCCAGAACAAAAACTTGAAGAGGCCAGAGATATTGAAGCGCTCACCGGTATCTCCACCGAATCCATCCTCTACGATAACGACTCTTTCCGCGCGGCGCAGGAAGTCTACGACTACGCTAAGAAGATGCGGGAGCTGGGCGTTGAGGATATCAACGAAGTATGGAAAGCATTCCCCGAGCTTAAGAGCTTGGCGGAAATGAGCCCTGATGAAGCGGCGCTCGCACTCCATGATTTTGAATCCGTCCGCCGTACGTCCGGCATTATCGACAGCTTTACGAAGATGTTCGAGCGCGGCAGTAAGGACGCCGAGTTTAACAACCTCAACAACAAACTGGCCAGAGGCGAGGCCACGGAAGAGGATAAAGAGCGTATCGAGGAACTGCGGCAGGAACTTGCTAAGCGCGTCGAGGCACCGTCCTTCTTCGACGACCCTGCGGCATTTATCGCGGCAGGCATTGGCGGCAGTTTGCCCGCTATGGCCGATGCCATTGTGTCGGAGGAAACCGCCCGCGACTTTGCTATCGGTGCTGGTGTGGGCGCTGCAGCAACCGCGCTCACAGGCCCTGGTGCAGGCGCTGGCGCTTTGGCGGCAGGCTCCGCAAATGCCCTGCGCGGTACGATTGCCCGCATTATCTTTTCCACGGCTGTCCGCCGAGGGGCAAGCTACGGTGCGCAGTTCGGTATGTTCCAGGCGCTCCAGCGTCAAGGTCGTGGCAAAGGCTATGCCGAGATTAGCCAGATGAAGGACGAGAAGGGCGACAAGCTGGTAACGAATGAGGCCGAGCTTCGCGCGGATGCCGAGCTGTACGGCTTGGGCTATGCCGGGGCAAACATGATCGGTATAGAAACTCTTATGGGTACGGCTATCAAGGGCGGCTCTACGCGGTACGCTACCGAGGCCGCAGTCAAAGCCATTACCCGTCAGGCTCAACTTCGCGCTGGCGTGCAGGTAGGCCTCTCCGCCCACGCAAAAGATGTGGCGGCGAACTGGGCTCTTGTTACCGCAGGCCAGTCAGCGCAGGAGGGGATGGAATCTCTTGCATCTGACCTTGTGCATAATAAGGTGGAACTTGATACAGGCGACCGCTCAAACCACTTATTCACCGCCGAGGAAATTCTGATGCGGGCAGGTGTTGCTACTGCTGAGTCTTTACCTGTCAGCGCGGCTTTCGGTGTCCTGGGCGGGGCAGGCAGTATTCCCTCTCATATGCGCAGTACCGCCCGCAGTATCAAGAATCTGTATAACGAGCAGACAACCGAGGAGGCGGCAACGCAGAAAACCGCTGCGGGAGCCATTATGCTCGGTCAGCTCCGTGATGTAACCAAGGACAGCAAACTGAAAAAGACAGCTCCCGATGTGCAGGAGAAGATTATCCATGACCAGATTCAAGGCACAGGCTTTGAAGATGTTTATGTGGATACGGAAATGGCCCTGCAGCAGGAAGGCGGTCTCGAGGACCTGAAAGCGGTAGCAAAAGCCGGCGGGTACTCTGAAGAAGAACTGCAGGCGGCTATTGACAACAAGGGCCATCTGATGATACCGACAGAGAAGTTTAGCCAGGTAGAGGCGTCTGATGCTATCATGGGCTCCGTCTCTTTCTCTCCGGATGCAGACAGCCTGAATCGTATCAACGCCCGCGGTAAAGAACTGCATGATGCTTACGAAAAGCTCTGGGCGAAGGCCATCGACAAACAGCGCGAGACTGCCGAGACAGTCGCCGAGCATTACTTCCCGATTAAGGGTAGCGAGAAGCTGTCCGAGGAAGAACGTGCGCAGCGTGCTCTGGACCATGCTATGGCCACGGCCATCATCGCCGAGAATCCGTCAAACCCTGCAAAGGCTTTGACCGCCCAGGCAAAGGAACTGACGGCGCGGAAAGCTGAACTACTTAAGCCCGCGCTTGACGCCCTTAAGCGCGGTATGGGGCAAGGCGTTGATATCATTCTCATTCCTGGCAAAGATGGCGAGCAGGGTGTCCGTGTTTCGAATAACGCTGAATGGTATCAAAAATTCCACAGCAAATACCATCGCAAGCCTACCGCCCAGGAGCTCGAGGATATGGCTTATGCGTTGACAATCGGCGATGAAAGCGCGCCGTTGGTGGCAGGCTGGATTCCTGACAGCGCCGAAACGCAGGCAAGGATGGCCGCCGCAGAGGTAGACCTTAATTATTATAACGACGCGCTTGCTACGCTGGAACGCATTAAGCCTCAGCTGGAGCATGTGAACGGCGTAGAGATGGAAATGCTCGAAGGCGTATCGCCGGAAGCCTACCGCGCCTATAAGTCCATCGAGAAACAACTCGAGACGCTTGGCGGTGAGCAGGCCAAAGCCGCCCGCCAAGGCGCCTATCTTATCGCCCGCCATGCCGATATTATGGCAAAAGTGGAAGCCAAGCGCACAGGCAAGCCCTACACTGCTGAGGACTGGGTGCGCGACAAAGTGCGGATTCAGAAGGGCGAAAAGCCAGGCAAAGGGGAAAATAGTTTTTCTCAGACGACAAAGGGTGAGATTAACGTATATGCAGATGGTATGCGTGCTATCTCGCTCTTTGAGTCTGCAGACGCCTCCACCTTCCTGCATGAGTCCGGGCATTTGTTCCTGCTAGACCTCGAGGACATGGCAAAGGTCAGCGAGACGAGCGCCAAGGAGCTCGCCATTGTCAAGGATTGGGCGAAGTGGGAAAAGGGTGCGGCAAGAGAATATGAATTAACGCCTTGGGCGAAAGAGTTTGCCAATAGGGAAAAAGCTATCCTTGCGGCCGAAAAGAAGGGCGATAAGGCCAAGGCCGATGAGCTCAAGCGCGCATGGGAGCATGAGCGCTTTGCGCGAGGATTTGAGCTCTACCTTGAGAAAGGCACGGCACCGGTGCGTGGCCTTAAAGCCGTATTCCGCGCGTGCCGTAAATTCCTTTCGGATATTTATCGGGCCTTCAAGGGTGAAGGCGGGCGGGCTACTCCGCAGGTAGAAGCCATCATGGCCCGCATGGTAGCTACCGAAGATGAAATGGACGCTGCGGGCTTTGAAACTGAACTTTCCGAAGCAGACCGCAAAGGTATTTTCCCCTATAGCGATGCTGACTACCAGCGCTTGATGGATTCGGTCCGTGAGGAGGCCAAGGATAAGCTGATGGCCTCTCTGATGAAGGACTTGAAGGGCAAGAAGCGCGAGGAGTTTGAAAAGCGTTGCGAGGAAGAAGAAACGGACTTTAGGCGGAAACTTAGCCAGGAACCTGTGTATCTGGCAGAGAACGCCTATAATGATTCGAAAATGAAAACTGCCGTTACCGTGTTCGGCTTTAAGGATTTTGCCGAGTATGAAGCTCTGCGTGCGAGCGTGCCTGATTTTGAAACGGTTGTCCAGGAGCACATGGACGCATACCGCAAGGATCTTGATCAGAGGCTCATAGATACCTACCTTTCCGATGAGAATATAGCAAAGGCTATGCGCTCAGCCGAATATGCGCCGAGACTCCAGGCACTTGAGGCGGCGGCATTCAAGGCCAAGGCCGAAGAAGCAGGAAAGCTCCAGAGCCCTGCTGAACGCGCCAAGCAGAATGTGCTGGATAAGATAAAGGCTCTGCCCGATGATGCGGTGCTCGACCTTGCCAATGAATCCCCGGAGATGAAAGAAATTGCCAAAGCTATCCGCCAGCTGCAATTCTCTGCTAAGTGGCGCCCGTCCGAGTTTAAGAAAATCCGCGGTATGATTAACGCCAAGAGTAAGAAGGAGATTAAAGAGGCGCTCGACAGCGTGAAGGAGAGCGCTCGCGAGGTCAAGGAACATATCCGCGATGTAGAGAAGGCCACCGAAGGCCGTATCAAGCAGATAAAAAAAGAGGCCGAGGAATCCCTTGCCTCCCGCCGTATCTGTGAGGCTACCGCTTACAAGGCTTTCCGGAGAGAGGAAAAGAACCTCGGGCGGCAGGTTTTGAAGTTTATCCGACAGGGTAAATGGCAGGAAGCATACGACGCCAAGATGGCGCAGGCTCGCGCATCCGCGTTGGTGGCAGCCGCCGAGAAACAGCAGAAAGCTGTGGAGAAGATTCTCAGCAAACAGCAAAAGAATCTTAAATCCAAGACCGCAAAACTTCCCGCGCAGGAAAAATATTGGCTCCATCATCTGGCTTATCAGCTGGGACTTGAAAAGCAGGACGCGGCAACTCCTGCCGATGGTGTGGCGCCTATTGATACGGTTCTCGCAGGGCTGAAAGAGTCGCATGACTTGGAGGATGATATATCCGGCGTGCTCGATGTGTTCTCGGATGAAACCTACAAAGATTACAAGTCCCTGACCATAGGCCAGCTTGAGGACATTGCCAATGTAATGTCTACGCTTTATACCACAGGTAAATTGAAAAACAACCTGGTGACTATAGCGGGCAAGACTATCGACCAAGCGCTCGATGAGATTACATCTTACCAAGTTGCTTCGCCGGAAGCGGTATCTGACTTTGTGGTGAACGATAACAAGGGCGGTTTGTTCTATAACGACATTGTGGCCATGCTCCCGGTACTGGGCGAGAAGATGGCGCGTGGCGGGCAGAGGGCAATGTCCGCCATGATGAAGCCCGAGATTTTCCTGGGGCTTATCAACGAAAATGCCCACCGCTACATCTATGGCACCTATGAACGTGCTGCAGAAAAGAAGAGCGCAATGACCGCAGACTCTATCCGTCAGCTGAATAAAATCCTTGAGCCGTTTGGCAACAAGGAACGCCGAGTCTGGAAGAAGCGGGATATCCGGGCTGAAAACGGTGAGATGTTGTCTAAGGAAAACATCATCTGCGCCGCGCTTAACCTTGGCAACCCGCAGAACCGCCAGCGCCTGCTGGGAGGTATCGGCAACAAGTTTGATATCATCGAGCTGGTCAACAAGCACATGACCAAGAAGGATTGGAAAATGGTCCAAGAACTCTGGGATTTCATCGACCAGTACTGGGATGATACCTGCCGTGTAGAGGAGAAGCTGAACGGTCGTACTCTGAAAAAAGTGCCGGCCGAGGCGTTTGATGTGACGCTGGAAGATGGCGAAGTCCTGCACATGCGTGGCGGTTACTATCCAATTAAGTACAATGCCGGAAAGAGCGATAAGGCCGGCGACCAGTCACTTGACGAAGCCGCCCGCCGTAACATGAGCGGTGCGCAGCGACTCGGTGCCGGACGCGGTTTTACCAAGTCTCGAAGTGACAGTGATATTGTGGAACGCCCGCTGCTCCTCGAGTTCGGTGTGCTTACCGAGCATGTGGCCGGAGTCATTCAGAATATCAGCACCCGCCTTGCCGCGCGTGATGTATATAAGCTCGTCAACAACAAACGATTCAGCGACTTCATAAAAAAGAACTATGGCGACGTTTATCATGCGTCCTTGAAAGAATGGGCGCTCGATGTGTGGAACGAGCAACCAGCAGTGGGCAATGAGGCCGACAAGCTGATACAAAGCACCTTTGACGCTCTCCGGCGCAATGGCGTCATGGGCGTCATGGGGTATAGGATATGGCCTGCTGTTGAAAATATCTCCAATATCTCGGTGGCCATGGACCGCTTAGGCGCGGCAAGAACCATAACCGCCTTGGGTGATTACTACAGGCACATGGACGAATATGATCATCTGCTGGCCCGATCGAGCATGATGAGCGACCGTATCAATAGCCTGGATCGCGATATCAAGTCAAATGACGCTCTCTTTAATCCATCGTACACGCCGTTTGAGATTATCAGAAGTCACGCATACGACCTTATGGTTAAGTCTGATTTGATGGTATCTAAACCTGTATGGTGCGCGGCCTACAAAGACTGCTACCTTGATAAGCTGGGGGAAGTCAAGCACGAGAACGAGCAGGCTAAGGCGCGCTATGAAGAAGCGCAGGCAAACGTCGATAAGCTTCGCGGACAGCTCCGCGATGCGCAGTCAGGGCGCTTGCAGGATATGGCGCAGGGCTCGCCGTTTGACGTAGGCCAGGCCGAGGCTATGGGCTTTAATGCAGACGCCATTAAGGGCGCACGGCAGGACGTCGGCAAGACCGCCCGCAGCGCGTTCAAGGAATTGCAGAAGCGTGTTTGGCAGGCCGAGATAGAACTGGAGAACGCTATTGGCACGCAGATTCTCACGGATGATGAAATTGCCGCCGAGGCTGAACACCGGGCTATTCTGCAAGCCGACCGGGCTGTCCGTGAGATTATGGGCTCTGGCGATACCAAGGACCTTTCCTCTGTGCAACGCAGTAAGCGTGATATGGTGAAACTGCTTACGACGTTCATGTCGTTCTTCAACACGCAGTTTAACGCGCTGGTTAATTCTTACGCTCGCGGGGTGCATGCTAACGGCCCAGTGGGCGGATGGCATAACTTTGAGCGCTATGCACCGTTTGCCCGCTCACTTATGTACCGCGTAGTCTTTGTGGGCCTCATCGGCGGCTCGCTTAAATATGCGCTGGGCATTGAAGGAGGTGACGACAAGGACAAATATAAGAAGGTGAAGGGCGCTGACGGCAAGGAAACTGAGGTCGAAGTTCCCTGGCTGGACCGTTATCTCAAGGTGCAAGCCAAGAACATTCTGAGCACCGCCACCGGCATGATCCCCATCTTGCGCGACTTTGGTAATACCGCCTTAAATTACTGCTTCGACGGCAAGACCTACGGTGATACTTACAACCCAATGTCCGTTGCGGGCCAAGGTATTACCGAGGCGGCTACGGCTATCAGCCTGCTTGCCAAGAAGGGCGAGAAAGACCTTGAGATACAGGCCAAGCAGGCGAAAGAGAAGGAAAAGATCGCCAAGATGAAGCCGGAAGCCCGAAAAAAATATCTGGAGGATCAGAAGTACAAGAAGCCGGATAAGCCTATAACCTATTCGGAAATTATGCGTCATGCAGGCAGGGCAGCAGTCATGCTTCCAGGACCGCAGGGGGCGACGCAGACAGGTATTACTGATACACTCACAGACGCCATCTGGACGACCATGATGTATATGAACGATGGTTCGAACCGGTACGATCCGAGCCTCAAGAACATCGTCTGGTCGGCAATATTTGATAAAAAGCCCGTCGAGCGCGAGATACCTAAAAAACCTAAGAAGGAGAATAAGAAATGATTGCTACTACCGCCACGAAAGTGGTTTACCAAGGTAATGGCGTTACTACCTCATTCCCGATAACTTTCGGGTATGAGGACGCCGACAATATCAAGATTAAAATCTACACGATTGAAACCGACTCCTACGAAACTTTAACCTCGGATTATTATGTGGACGTTGCGCAGAATGTAGTTCTTTATCCCGGCTATCCGCCCGGAGAAGAACCGGCGGAGGAGGACAGGCCCCCGATTCTGCCGGCGACGCAGAAACTGGTGGTTTATCGCGATACCGCAATAACCCAGCTCCGTGATTTGGGCGCCAAATACCCGCTCACCATCCTCGAGATGATGTTCGACCATATCACCCAGGCGCTGCAGGAGCAGGCCGAAAGAACCGACCGGTGCGTACAGGTTGGTATGGCGGCCAGCGTAACCCCCGCCCAGATGCTCGACAGTATCGCGGCCAGCGTAGTCAATGCGGCAAATAGCGCCTCTGCCGCTAGTCAAAGCGCAACGTCTGCAGGGCAGAGTGCTGCAGCGGCAGGGACTGCAGAAGCTAATGCGGCAAGTTCTGCCTCGGCCGCAGGGCAGAGTGCTACGGCGGCAGAAACCGCGAAAACTAGCGCGGCAAATTCTGCCTCGGCCGCAGGGCTTAGCGCTACGGCGGCAGAGACCGCGAAAACTAGCGCGGCAAATTCTGCTTCGGCTGCAGGGCTTAGCGCTACAGCAGCAGAAACCGCGAAAGCGGATGCGGCAAGTTCTGCCTCGGCCGCAGGGCTTAGCGCTACAGCAGCAGAAACCGCGAAAGCGGATGCGGCAAGTTCTGCCTCGGCCGCAGGGCTTAGCGCTACAGCAGCAGAGAACGCGAAAACTAGCGCGGCTGAAAGCGCCACATCTGCCAGCAACAGCAAAACCGCCGCAGAACATATTGCCGAGAACTTCGGCGCCTATGCCTGCGCAAAACTTCCTGTGCACTTTGAACGTGACGTTCCTTTCTCCGCTGGCGAGGACTCGCATACAGCCATCGTATCGCCGGAATACATGACGCTTAACATTAACGACGCCGGATATGTTCTGACCGAAGCCGTGACGCTGGACGTTGCGCAGACTGACGCTTGGGATACGACAGAAGGTACAGACTATACTGTTGCGTCTAACCGCGCAGGTAGAGACTTCTACATCTATGCTTGCGCTCCGGAAAGCGGGTACATTCCCACGCTCATTCTTTCCGCAAACTCTACGGTGCCTGACGGATACACATCTCAAACATCCCGCAAGGTTGGTGGATTCCACTGCCTGTGCGTGGATGCGGGCACCAATATCAGCGACAATAACAATGTGCACCCGCTGTCTGGTTATCTGGCTGGTGACATTTTACCGGCATCGGTATGGGATTTGAAGCACCGCCCCAAGAGTGAACCCGAGGGCATGGTTTATGATGAGGGCCTTGACCTCTGGATTGATATTTATCTCACCAGCTGGACGGGTGCCTTTGGCGCTGACAGCGATGCCGATACGCTTAGACTTGAGACTATATACGGCGCGGCTACGGCGGACGGTACAAGTAGTGAGAAATTCCACTGCTTGAAATTCGAACAGATTTTCGGGCGGCAGAAAAAACGCTTACTTTATCGCCGAGAATTCCTGGCCGCCTCAATCGGCTCGAACCAGGGGACGGCTATTGCTGGCGCGGCAGATGTTACTACAACAGGCGGGCATAAGGACTCTGCAGGTCGGCGTATGATTTCCAACACCGGACTGGAGGACTGCTGCGGCTTCCTCTGGCAGTGGGGCTGTGACGTCGGCTCCGCAGCAAATTCGAACTGGGGCAACTCTTACGACGCAAATGACCGCTATGTTAAAGGTTCGGTTTATGGCCCGAATACAGAGTATCGCGTCTTACTGGGCGGCTATTGGGCTAATTCCTCGTACTGCGGTTCGCGCGCCGCGCTTTGGGCTCATGTCGCGCTGCCTTTGTTTGCCTTTATCGGCGCTCGCGGCGCGTCTGAGCCTTTGGGCGCGTAACGATTCAGACGTCCCCACGCAGACCACCCGCGCGAAGCGCGGGTCGATAATACGTAGCCGGACGCTTCCCGTTGCCCGCATCTCGACCGCATGCAGAACGCTATCCGCCCGCACGGTTGCTTGCTAGGCGAAGGAAAAAATTTGCAGCAAATTTTTGACATAGAAAGGGTGTATACTTGTGTATAGGAACAAAAGCCCTACGGGCTGACTTCCTCGGATTTTTCGGCTGAGGTGCCGTTTTTATTCGCGTCAAACTGGGCGGCAATTGGGATAATTCATCGTACTGCGGTTCGCGAGCCGCGAATTGGAATAATGTCGCGCTGAATTTGAATGCCAATATCGGCGCTCGCGGCGCGTCTGATACTTGTGAAGTATTGCGTCTAGCTTCCCAAAGGCTGGGCGCCTCGGCCATCGCGTATTGCGAAAATACACAGATATTGGGGATGCCTCGGGCTAGTAAGAGATTGAACGTCAGGGGCATGACCGGACGACGCAAAAGGAGACCCTTTGAAAAGACACGGAAATCTTTATGCAAAAATCTACGATATGGATAACCTACGTTATGCGCTACAAAAAGCCAAGCGTGGCAAAATGTACCAATCTGGCGTTCAGAAAGTTATGCAGAATCCGGAAAAGTATTTGCTTGAACTGCAGCGGCTTTTGATAACCCGCCAGTACCACACATCTGAGTATCAGCGTAAAGTTATCTATGAGCCGAAACAGCGGGAGATATTTGTCCTGCCCTTCTTCCCCGACAGAATATGCCACCAAGCAATTATGAACATTCTCGAACCTATATGGGAAGCAATGTTCATAAAAGATTCGTACGCTTGCCGGAAGAACAAAGGCCAGCATAAAGGCAGTAAACGGTGTAAAGAATTTGTACGAAGAAATCCGTATGTACTTCAATGTGATGTTTCCAAGTTTTATCCTTCCATCAACCACGATAAATTAAAAGCCATCGTACGTCGGAAGATAAAAGATCCCGAGCTTTTATATCTGCTCGACGATTTAATCGACAGCTCTCCCGGCGTTCCGATAGGAAACTATACAAGCCAGTGGCTCGGCAATTTATACTTGAATGACCTTGATACTAAGGTAAAGCAAATCTGGCGAGTCAAAGACTATTTTCGATATTGTGATGACTTCTATATCTTCGGAACGAAGGAACGCTTACGCGAACTGCGGCCGAAGATTTTAGAGTATATGCACGGCGAGATGAAAGTGCGGCTATCAAAATGTGAGCTCTATCCCACTTCACACGGCGTTGACGCCCTCGGCTATAGGCATTTTCCAAACGGCAAAATATTACTGCGAAAGTCTACAGCTAAACGAGTAAAGGCTAGGTTTAAGGCCATGCCCCATAATCTGGCACACGGTAAGCTGACAACCTCCAAAGCCCTCGGGCAACTCGCCAGCGCGCATGGTTGGTTAAAACACGCTAATACATACCACTTTCGGCATTCTCTCAATTTCCCAATGATAAAGGAGTTAATAAGAAAATATGATGAGGTTCAGTGATTTCGCAGAAGATGCAGCATTAGAAGGAAGTAAAATGCGTATCAATGACATTCTTGAAAAAGAGATTTTGGTTACCGCCTATCAGGTAGGGGAGAGCCGCTTCGGACACGACGGCAACTGCAATTACTTAAAGCTGCAGTTTGAGCTTGATGGTGATAAACATATCCTCTTTACTGGATCCGGCGTACTGCTCCGCCAGTGCGAGAAATACGCGGATAGAATGCCTTTCCTTGCTAAAATCACTAAGCCCGGAAAATACTATACTTTTCAATAAGGGGGAGAAAAATAGAATGAAAGGCTTTCCTAAACACTTAAACTCTAAAGCCGACTACCTGTACGTTAAGGCAAACTTTCCGCGCGACAAATGGCTCCCCGCGTGGAAAGCGCTCCTGACCAACAGGCAGTATGAAATTTGTACTGGTGTAGTCGATTCCGCCGACGCTGGCATCACGGATGAAACTCACCGCGTAGTAGTGTCCGAAGAACAGGACTACGAAACCGGGAAGAAAAAGACAGTCTATTACCAGTACGAGCTTAGAGATAACCCGCGCGCAGACTTCTTCCGGTTTGGCTTCACGGAGGAGGAAGTAAACAAGGCTATTGCCGGAGAGTAAATAAGGAGCGCGCAATGTTTGAGATTATTACAAGTTTAACGCCGTCAAGGGTACAACTCACGATAGGTGGAGCCATAGGAGCAGCTGGAATGCTAATATCATACCTGTTTGGCGGCATGACGCAGGCGCTTGAGGCCCTGCTGGTCGCCATGGCCATCGACTACATGACCGGAGTCCTGAGCGCGTTTATCAATCCCGGCTTAAAGCTGGACTCGCGCGTAGGCTTTAGGGGAATCGTGAAGAAGATTATGATTCTCGCGCTTGTGTCGCTGGCTCATTTTTTGGACGCTTCGATAGGGCAGGCCGCTATCTGCCCGCTCGTAACGTGGTTCTATTTCGGTAACGAGGGCCTGTCTATTATCGAGAACGCTGGTAAAGCCGGCGTACCTATCCCAGCGAAACTTAGGGAGTCCCTCGAACAGCTTAAAGGGGGAGAGCACCATAAACTATCGTGATTGGTACGACCTCAGCAATAAGTTTTGCGACTTCGCGGTAGACGCCCGGAGGCTCGGGTTTTACTGTGACGAGCTTGCAAAGATGGACAGGTCTCTGGCGGATATGTGCCCATATCACCCAGAGGAGAAAGGAGAAGAATCCCATGAAAGTTTTTCTGAATCCCGGCCACGCGCCTAACGGTCAGCCGGACCCCGGCGCGTGTGGATGTGGTCTGCGTGAAAGCGATGTCGCCGCAGAAATTGTGGAGCTTGCAGCCGCATACCTTGAGGCTGCAGGAGTCGAAACGGAAGTCCTGCAGTCCGACAGTCTTAGTGAAATTGCTAATACCGCTAACGCATCGGGGGCTGATATCTTTGTATCGGTGCATTGCAACGCATTTAACGGCGCGGCTCATGGAACTGAAACGTGCGTGTATTCGCTCGGCTCGGAAGCCGCCGCCCTTGGGGAGTGCATTCAGGACCAGATTGTGGATGCGCTGGGAACCACAGACAGAGGGCTTAAAGAGCGCCCCGGTCTTTACGTGCTGAGTCAGACGGATATGCCTGCTGTGCTGGTGGAGACAGCCTTCATTGACAATGCTCACGATGCGGCTCTTCTGCGTGACCAGCAGGATGAATTTGCCCGCGCCATCGCGCGAGGCGTTACTGACTATGAGCGTTTATAAACTAATCGTTCGAACGATTTAACCGCGTATTGTCCACTAATCGAGTACAGTTTCTTCATGGCCATGAGAAAACGTATTGCCTGCGGTGGACATTGCGCGATACCTTCGAACGATTGCAGATTTTTTCAAACGATTGGAGGAATTCATTATGAGTAGCAAGTGGGTACAGGTTCGCGATAGCGCATTGGAGGCCATCAAGGCAGAGGAAGTCGGCAAGGCCGTAAAAGACCGTTTTGTCGGCTGGGCAGAAACCGAGGGTATCGCGTTTATTGATGAATTCGCGGACGGCGTTATCAACGAATGTCGCAAGGACGCAGCGACTGAAACGGGCTGGTGCAAGGTTCGCGACGCTTTCGTCCTCCCCGTTGCCATCACGGGCGGCGTATTTGTTCTTAAGCTCGTTCTGACCAAAGCGGCAGACAAGGCGAAAGGCGGTGATGCTTCGGTTTTGCAGCCGGAGCAGGAATAAGCCGCAATAATTGACTACAGAGAGGGCAGGGATTGAATTCCTTGCCCTCTTTTTGTGTATACGAAAAAGGCACCCGGTAAAAGGTGCCTTTACTTTATATCAACTAACTGAAAATCAAGTTAGTTAGGAGTTAGAATGGTGGAGACAAGGAGCACCCTTGCAAACTCCTAAAATCTCCCCTGCCTTATTTGGCAAGACTTTTCTTTAATTTCTCTGATGTGTACTCATTGGAGCCTATGCAAAGGTACAGGTCAACATCGATATTATCTTTGTAGACGGTCACGGAACGGACGAAGGTGTTTATCATGGCATTATAGCCTTCCTCGTTGTTCGTCATTTTCCAGTTGTTGATAACCGCCTTGACCTTCTCCACAGATAAAACCTCACGGCTGTACTCTTTGATTTCTGCCAGGCGCTGGCGGGCGGCAGAGGCTTTCTCCGAGTTCTTTTTGATTCGGGCAATGAGGATGTCGGATATTTCGCCAGTTTCCAGCAGGCCCATCAACCTATCGTTGGATTGTTCCAGCGTGGCAATCTGGCTTTGCAGGGAGTGAATTTCGGCGGTAAACTCCATGTTGCTTTCCTCCAGTTTGACATTGATAGAGTCAACGATGGAGCGGATGTGCCGGTTATTCAATATCAAGCGCCTGATTACATCAACGACCTGCTTTTCCAGAGGGCGGCCTTTTACCTGCCTGCCACAGTTTGGGCACCGATAGTAAAGATATTCCTTCACCTTGTCTTTGAGCTTATGCCGGTAGCTATTGCCCTGCATCTTGCAGCCACATTCCCCACATGAGATTAGGTCACTAAGCAGGTATTCAACCTTTGCACGAACACTGCCAGGAGCCCGCCTGTGCTTATCCATGCAGGCACAGGCTCTTTTCCATGTGTCCATGTCGATGATGGCAGGCATACCACCTTCAACCACAAGGGCATCCTCGCAGTTCTTGTGGCCATTGCGGGGCATATTGCGGGGGCCTCGATTCTTGCCGTAGACATAAAAGCCGGCATATTTCTGATTAGCAAGGATATCATGCAGGGAGGTATAGCGGAATTCCTTCCCTGATTTGGTGGTATATCCCCGGCGATTACATTCATCAACAATATCGGGATAGCGGCTGCCATTGGTGTACATATCGAAAATGAGGCGCACAGCGCGGGCCTCCTGCTCGTTTATCACATAACGCTTATCGGGGCCTACATCGTAACCGAGAGGGGGCGTACCGCCGTTGTGGACGCATTTGAGGGCGTTTTCATTTTGCCCTTTCTTGACCTCTTTGGAAAGGTTGCGGGAGAAGTAGGCCGCCATCCCGACGAGCTGATTCTCCATGAGCTGGCCTTCGGCGGTGGTGGTATCGAAGGACTGGCCAGCATATTCCACAGTAACACCGGCACGGATTAACTGCATTTTGTTAAAGTAGTAGTCGTATTCGTTGCGGGCGTTTCGGTTGACCTTATGAAATACAGCGACCTGGAACCCGCCCTTTTTGGCATCCTTAATCATCTGCTGATAGTCCGGGCGGCGGTCATTGGTGGCAGTGAAGGCCTCATCGATATACTCATGGACAATCTTATAACCCCTATCCTCGCAATGCTTACGGCAGATGCGCAGCTGGGCATCGATGGATTCTTCCCGCTGATTGTCGGATGAATAGCGGGCATATATTACGGCATTTAACATAATGATTCACCTCCTTTTTTTTATTTTGCGAGGTTCCGGCGCATAATTGCGAGGTTTATATTTATGCAATTCTTCTCCTGATTTCAACAACCTTGCCAATAATCCTAACAGGAAGCTCCATAACCTCGCGGGGCGTGTAGTGGTGGGGAGTATATACGGATGTATTATGCCCTATGAGCGTTATCCCTTCGGGCCCTTCCTTCACTTCCTTTGCGGTGGCATCTTCGCCGTCTATCAGAACAATGGCAATCTGCCCATTTTCTACAGCGGACTGCTGCCGAACGATGACGGTATCACCATCCATAATCGTCGGCTCCATGCTCCGGCCTTGGATGTGTAGCGCGAAATAATCAAAGCCATCATCCTTGTACCTTTCCTCAATAAACTCATAGCCTTCGATTCGTTCATCGGCATAGATTGGTTCACCTGCTGCCACTCTGCCCAGCAGGGGAATTCGGTAGCAGTATTCCGAGGATAGCTTTGTGATGGGGAGCGATGGAGGCGTGTCGTTAGCTGGCGCCTCAAGAAAATCGCTACGCATGACATTAAAATACACACACAGTTTGTCTATCTTATCCATACGAGGGAGCACGCGACCTTTTAACCAGTCATTAACGGTAGGAGCGGAAACATCCATATACTTAGCTAGTTCTTTTTGAGTGACCCCCTTCTGAATAAAGAAACCTTTAAGATTGTCGGCGAATACTTTTCTTATCTTTTCATCTTTTGCCATCGAAATCACTTCCTTTATCCACATTATAACTTTTAACCTAACACCATACAATAAAAATTTTAGGCTAAAACTAATTTTTTTGTATTTTAGTATTGACATTAGGTTTAACCTAATTTATAATAAGTGACATGAAAGGGGGAAAACAAAGATATGAGCATCACATTAAGAGCGGCAAGAGTAAACGCAGGCATGACACAGGACGAGGTAGCACGCCAGCTCCGCAAGAACAAGCAGACCATTGTTAATTGGGAGAACGGCAGAACGGCCATCGATTTGGCCAACTTAAAGCTACTTTGTGACCTGTATAAATGGGACATCAATGCTATTACTTTGCCTAAAGCATTAGGTTAAACCTAATTTTGAAACGGAAAGGAGACATAAACATGAAGTACACAGAGCACGGCTTACAAATCAGCATTGACGAATTACGGCGGCTGTTAGCTGATGCAGAAAACGAAGCCAAGTATCACGACAAAGAGGGGTGCATCTATATCAAAGGTGGGGAAAAACCGACCATAACCCAGTACAGCGTTTATGCGGAGTGCAACCCCACCAATCACACCTATGGGGTTAGGTGAGAAAGGAGGGCACCATGATTATCAAGCTGAGCGCTGCCACCGGCGAAGTGCTGGAAGTGAAGGATTCTCCGGGCGTTCCCTTCAAACAGCTTGCCGATGAATTTGCCCGAAGGACAAAGAAGATTTGGAAGGCTGAGGCCGAGAAGGCGGCTAAGGTGATTTCACAGAGGAGGGAAAACCGTGCTGAAAACGATACATAAAGCGATGTTTTTCCGCAGCGAGCAGGACAAACAGATGCGCCGCGCGTTCATCCTGCGGTGGATGGTGGACAAGAAAACGGAGTTTTCCGGATTTTCCATCGAGCCGCCCAGCGTGGAAGATGAAAGCATAATCATTGTAACGAAATTCCCCAACGCGGCAGAAGGTGATTTCGCTGATATGGTACGAATGATGAAGCTGATGATTCAGCCTGTGGAGGTAGTTGTGGAATGAGGAAAAGAAAATTTAATGCAAAGCGCGGGGCCGTCTGTTTTGCGCTGACGGCAGCAGCCTTCCTTTTCTGTGGCATGTACGACGGCGACCAGGAACGCGTAGAGATTACCTATGTTGTTCAACCCGGCGATACGCTTTGGCATATCGGCGAAAAGCACCTGCCGTTAAACACAGGCGGGCGGCGTTATCTGCCGGAATTTGTGGAAGGTATAAAGGAGCTTAATCCGTGGGTCAAGGAAAATGACTATGTGATTCACGCCGGAGATAAAATCCGCATTTCCTACTGGGTTAAGAAAGCGAGTGATTAAGACGCAAGCAGTTACATGTAAGCCCGGATATGGGTGCCTGTCCTGCCGGTTACCTGCCGACTACTGTAAAGAAGCTTCACCGGGGGTAACGCCGGAAGAGCGTCAAATGCTTATTGTTGCTGGTGTCAGCAGTAGAGGCAGAGGCGCAATAAAAAGGTCGCTCCTGCGCCAACAGGAACGACCCGAATAAAACCCCACTCCAAAAGGATTTTATGTATCTATTTTATCGCAACTATTAGGAGGTTATCAAATGTCTATTGATATCAACGTACACATTACCGCTGATAGCGGTCTCGTAAATGCTATTTCTGATTTTGCTGGATGCCTTGCGGTAATCAGTGCCGCGCAGGCAGGAAAAACCGATGCCCGTTTACCGGAAAAGACGGTGGAACCGCCCAAGGCGCCCGCTAAGCCCGCCGAAAAGGCAAAGGCAACCAAGGATACCAAAGCAGAGGAAAAGCCCCTCACGGGCGAGCCCGTGAGCCCTGCTAAGGCAAAAGAAATCAACGACCTGGTAAAGGAACCGGAATCGAAGAATGCCGAGAAGAAAACCGAAGCACCGAATCCGGACGCCCAGATTGATAAAGGTGAACTTCCCGAGCTCCGCAAGAAGATGCGCGCCTACACCGACAAAAACGCTGACGGTAAGGAAAATATCAAGAAGTGGCTTGCTGAACATGGCGCCGCAAGGGTATCAGAGATTCTGAACAAGGACCTGCCTTCTTTCCTGGAGGTGCTGAAAGATGCCTGATACACACGCTATATTATCTGCATCCGGCGCGCACCGCTGGTTAGCCTGCACACGCTCCGCACGTATTGAAGCCGAGCTTCCGGATAATGCAGGAGCCGCCGCAGCAGAGGGAACACTTGCCCATGAAGTTGCCGAACAACGGCTCAAGAACCTTTTGACCAAAGAGCCCATAACGATAAAGCTCGATGAGATTGACGCAGAAATGCAGGAGGCCGTCGACCGTTATGTGGATACCTGCATGGAAAAGATTAACGAGGCTTGGAGAGAGTCGCCAGACGCAGAGGTGCATGTTGAGGAAAGGCTCGACTTTTCCGAGTGGGTGCCCGAAGGCTTCGGTACTGGCGATATGGTCATCATGTCCGATGAGTACATCGAAGTTATCGACCTTAAGTATGGCAAGGGTGTACCGGTCAGCGCGGTCGGCAATCCGCAGATGCGGCTCTATGCGCTGGGACTTTATGCCAAATATGGCACGCTCTACGGTGCCGATAAGGTTCGCATGACCATCGTCCAGCCAAGACTTGACAGCATATCGAGCGATGAGCTCACGGTAAAGGAACTGTTGGCCTGGGGTAACGACGTAGTAGGGCCGAAAGCCCAGCTTGCCTGGAAGGGTAAGGGCGACTTTGTAGCAGGCGACCATTGCAGATTCTGCAAAGCCCGCGCAACCTGCCGAAAGCTTGCGGAGTATGAGCTTGAGGGCGTCAAGGAAGATACCCGCCCCGCCCAGCTGACTGATATTGAGATAGCCGAGATAGTCCAGCGGGCGGACACCATTAAAAAATGGCTGACCTCGGTCGAAGAATTTGCACTCCAACAAGCCCTTGATGGTACCGAGTGGCCAGGGCTTAAAGTGGTAGCCGGCCGTTCTGTCCGTAAAATCACGGATGTGGAACGCGCAGCAGAGCTCCTCACAAGCGGCGG